CAACTCCATTATTAAGTCCGTTAGATTCACATTTGTTAATTATTTTAAGATTATGTAAAATAGGATTTTCATTCTTTAAAATAATTTTAGCTCCGCCAGTTATTTCTATAATACCATTAGCTAAAGTTCTTGAATCTATTAATATATTTTCAGAATCAGAATAAGTTATCTTTTTATTTCTTAAATCTATTATTTGTTTTTTGTTTGAATTTGATATAGCACTTTTTAAATCATTATTATATACTTTTATACTGATTACATTCTCTCTAATATAGTCAGTATTTAAACTTCCCGAATTATTATTCCATTTATTTTTTTCTTCATCTGAAACAAATCTATGAGAAGTATCTTCTGTAATTATTGTAGCAGGATGAGAGGTTGGATGTATATAATTATTAGCACCATAGGCTATACCATCTAGTTTTGATTTATAAGTTCCCGTAAAATCATTCGTGCTAAGTCCTTTTCCATCTTCTTTCAATACATATTTATCTAAATTTATAACTCCACTAGATGTAACATTCGTCCATTCAAAATCATTATTATCATTTGATTTTTTAGTCAATACTTGCCCAGCCTTCCCTCCTTCTGGAATATTATTTTTTGAATTTTTTTTCACTTCATTTATTGCCCCTATTATAGTTTTGCTTGAAGTCTCTAAAGTTCCTTCCCCAACAGTTTCTTTTATAGTTCGAGATATATATAATTTTAAAGATTCTACAATTCCTTTTAATACTTTACTTAAATTATTCATTTACAATATACTCCTTTCCTAGAGTACTTGTGATTATATCTTTGTAATCTTGATAAGTTATATCTAAATCTGTAGAATCAGAACTTTGACCTATATACACGTCTCCACAAATATGTGCATCACCAAACCATGTTTCATTTATGTAAGTTAATTTTATTTCACATAAAGTATCTTTAATTATTTCCGGTTTAGTTTTCCATCTTATACTAGGAAATATAATCACTAAGTTATCTATTGTAGGATTTATATATAAGTGTAATTCAGCAAACTCATCAACAGATGGGAGTGTAATTGTATTAACTTTATCGCAATCTAAATATTGATATTTGTCTCCTGTAAGAGTTAATATCTCATCTTTAGTAGTTATTTTTACTAAATTGTCTGGGACATATTCTTTTATAGATTTAACTTTATTGAATCTATATAGTTTAAAATAATCTTCGTCAAAACAATATAAACCATATGTATAAGTATCTGTATTGCTTGTTATATACACATAATTTCTATTGCCATCTAAATATATTATTTCAGTACTAGAATTAAAATCTTTTACCCAACCTTTTAATATATAAGAACCTTTACTCAATTCTGATATTATTATAGGTGTATCTTTTGTACCTTTTTTGATTGTATAGCCTTTACTTTCTTCTAGTTCTATTAATTTTGCTTTATGTTGTAATATCTCATCTGTTAATTCACTTATTGCTTGTTCTGATTTATTTAATTTAGAATCAGTAATTACATCTCCAGATATCCAAATAGTTCGGTTATAAGACCCGTCGTCATTGAAAGTTTTTAATTCTTTCCCATATTTAGCAACCTTTGTGTTGTCTATTGCTGTTCCGTCAACTGTTCCATAAGATAAATCATCGTCATCCACTTCACATTCTTCAACTGACATTATAAAATAAGGTAGTTTTATTCTTCCACCTTTATCGTCATAAATTCTAATATGAACATGATAATTTCCTATTTCGTCAATTTGATTCATTATTTCATTATTAATTGTAAATAATATTTTATTATCTATAATAGGTACTATATCTGATTTTATTTGTTTTTTTAAAGGACTAACTAATACTATATCAGATAACAAATAATTAGAACTTAAATCTAAATAATCAGTATCCATCAATTTGAAATATATATCTATGCCTTTATCGTGTTGAAATATTGATAGCTGACGATTTAAAATACTCTTTTGTTTATTAATAATTATTGAATATTCTTTTTTCATCTATTTACTCCTTTCTAAGCATTTGTGTTATTTTCAAGAGCATCTAACCTTGATTCTATATTAGATAATCTCGAATTTATATTTCCTATTTTAGAATTTAAATCATTAACTTGATTTTGAACTTCTAAGATTTTATCATTTAATCTTTTTTCAATTTGTTGTAAATTAACTTCACTTGTTGCTGAATTAATTAAATTTATACAGTTTAACATTTGTGAATTTAATTTATTTCTAGCCTCCCTATATAATGCTAATCTTGTACTGAATCTTTTTCTTTCATCTTTATCAAAAATTAAATCTTTCATATCTACTTTTATCGAATTAATAAAATCTATGTGTTTTTTCTTAAAATCATCAAAATATTCTTTTAATAATTGTTTATTATTATCGCCTAATTTCTCATTATTATAGTAAGATTGATAACTAGCTTCTATTTTAGAAACGTAATTAACCATTCCATTTGCTAAAGCGTCCAACGAATTATATTGTGCTACCGTTAATTTCCCATCCACGTTTAACAATGAATTAGTTATAGGGAGCATATCATTACTGTACTTTTGATTTGCATCAAAGTATCCTTGAATAGTTTGTTGTTCTTTAGCAAATGAATTAATCAATGAAGCTTGTAATTCACTCATATTACTAGATAAATCATCTATTCTAGTATTTGCATTATATACTTCATCTGATATAGTACTTGAAGCCCCTAATGTTTTTTCGCCTTCTGAACCTATAGACAATATTGTACTACACGAATCTTTAAAAGAAGATAATGTTATCAATATCGTAGTTATATTAGATGTTATGGAAGAAATATCTGCTAATGTTATATTTTCTCTATCATCCTCTGTGACGATTTTAATTTCTACAATTAAATCAGCCAGCATTTTTTGCAAAGATAGTTGATATTCTAAAAAAGATGTTGTGTCTACATCATTAGAATTTTCTGCCATCATATCAATTAAAGCATCACTATATCCTAGCATTTCTTCAAACTTATTATTGATTATATCTAGCCTATAATTAACATCTGCTTTTTCAGCTGAATTGAATGTCTCATCGGAAAGTCTATCGGTTAATGTGGTTTTTAAATCTATCATTAAAGAATTGGAATTTATTATTGCTGTATTTAATAATTCTTTAATTTGTTCAAATGATAAGTTTTCTTGATATTCTTTTGATAAACTTTCTATATTATCTTGAGTGATTTCAAGTTGTTTTTTATAAAATTTATTGTTTTCGTTCACATTCTGAAGTTTCTCTGCTATAGACTTTTTGTCATACCCATCAAATAACATATCTAATAAATCTGTCGTAGTTGTTACTCCTATGCCATCTATATTTTTAATAATAAATATTAAATTTTCCTCTTCATCTAATTTATTATTTGAGCTTACTAAATCAGAAGTTTCTATCTTCCAATAAATATATTTATTACTGGTGTATAGATTATTTATTGGATATAATTTTTCTGAATATTTAATAACTAAATCTTTAATATATACATATTTTTGTGCAGGACTATTATTTTCGATTGCCATTTATTTCACCTTCTTTTAAAGAGGGATATTATACCCTCTTTATTGATTATTTTAACTATTTAATATTGTCCAATAAATAGTATTTCTAATGTTTTTGTCCGTATCATAGAATTTAGTAAAATTAATTAATACGCCATCTCCATTATTCATATAATTTTTAAATGCTGTTTTGAATCTTGACAAACTACCATTATTGTATGCTATTTTATAAGTGTCAGTAAAACTGTAATTTTTGATATTACTTGTACCCCATTCGATTACATATCCATCTAAACGTTTTGGATTAGTCCAATTTGAAGTACAAGCTTGTATAGTAGAGCCTGCCACGATATCACAATCTGTCATGAGGATACCACTATCTGTTGCCATAAGTATACCATCTAATTTAATTTGACTACCATCTGCATTTCTCCATATTTTACCATCCAATTCTGGGAAATACACTAATGTCCCATATGGTAAATTTCCACAACCAAAAGTTTTACCCATATGAGTACCTAATCCAGAACGTCCACCTTTATCGTTTTCGGTTGCGTTATAGCACGTACATCTTAATCCTTTAAATTTGTAAATATATTCATGTCCATTTATAATGCCTTGTTCATTGAAACAGTTTTTATATTCTTCTACACCATTACCAATATTTGTATTTCCGTTAGAAGTGTTTTTATCAGCTTCAGCAACTTGAGGTAATCTAAAGAATATCCATTGATTTTTATCAAAAGTTCTTTTTCCTTTTCTTATACCACTCGAATAACCAGACGCCTCATACATTTCATAATCTGAATATCCGTAAATCATAACATGATGAGTTCTACAAGTAAATACATTATTTCTACTAAAACTTACTCCATCATTAACACAAAGAACAATATCTCCTGGTTTTGCATCTCTTAAACCTTCTTCTTTATATAACCAATATTCAGCTCCTAGTTGTTTTAATTTCTGTTGTAATGTATTTGCCGAACATGATAATCCTTTTAAATCGGGTATACCTGCGTAATCATAACAGCATCCAACATAACTCGAACAATCCCATCCGTATGTTTGATATGGAATTACCCAAGAAGGTTGGTAATAGCGTGTTGAACCTAAAACTTCAGACATAGCTTTGATTGTATTTGGTCTTCTATAATCTACAGTTCTATAATATTGACTGTAATTAGCTTGATGGTTTACACACATTCTAACTATTTCTTCAGCTTTTTCCATAATCTTTTCTCTTATAGGATTTACTCCATTTGTCCCACTGTCTTCGTCATCTGGAGGAATAAAAGAGCCAACATTATTTTTGATTTGATATTTAATATTATTTAACAACATTTTACATCCTACTACATTTAAGTCTAATCCATTATAAGTATAATGTGAGGCTAATATATCGCTTTCAACCATTCCACCTTGAACTGTTATAGATTTTAATCCTAATTCGTTTGCGATTTTTTGTAATGTATTATTATAATTTTTAATTTGACTATTTAATTGTTCATAGCTATAATCTACAGTTGCATAATTTATACCGACAGGTAATTCATTTGCTACAAATATGTATTTTCCTGTGTATTTAGTTTTTATAGAATTTAATAATGTCTTTATTTTGCTTATGTCACATAGAGAAACATTGTTTAATCCTAACATAACAACGATAGCTTTTGGGTCTGATGGATAAGTTGTAATATCAAAATCTTCAACAATATTTCCAAAATACGTCATTTTTGGAGCTAAGTTATACTCTTGTAGATTTTGAATTCTTTTTGTTCCTATAATTAATACTTCATCTAAATCGTCTATATTTATTTCTGCCTCTTTACCACTAACCGTAACTGTGCAAGATGCTTTTATTTTAGTATTTTTATTTGATATAGCTGTTATAGTACATTTTCCTTGACCTACACCTGTTATTAATCCCTCATTTGATACTTTAGCTATATTACCATCAGAACTAATATATGTTATTGATTGATTCGCATTAGTAGGAATTACTGTAGGTAGTAAATAAACTGACTCATGTTTATCTATTTCTAATGAATTTGTATTTAATCTGATACCTGTAACGTTAACATTACTACTATCTCCCATATCAACTTCTACGACTACTTTACAAGTATCTGTTTTGTTTCCATCTTCTGTTATTACGGTTATTATACAAGCTCCATATCCATTCCCTACTATTACACCATCACTTACACTTGCAATGTTTTCATCACTACTAATCCATATTACATTTTTATTTTTAGCTGTATCTGGTAGTATTGTCGCCTTTAAAATATATTCTTCATTTAAATTTATATTTAAAGTATGCTGACTTAAATCCACACTTGAAACACTGTCAACGTAAGCTTTATTAGGGGAAAAATCTAAGTCTAAATCCATACCAGTCATTAATGTACTATTAACTTTATTGTATTTTTGTTTATTCCACAACCATTTATTAACTGATATAATTTTTTTTGTTTCTTTTGATTTTTTTAATAAATCAGCTATTACTCTAGTATCTTCTTTGTTAGTTTTTTTATTTGAGAAGGTTAAACTTAATTTATTATCTTCGTAATTCATAGCCCAACCTGTAAAGAAAACTAATTCTTCTTTATCTCTTTCTTTATCGTAAGTAGATATAACGTCTCCTAAACCTAATTGAATTTCTGGACTTAATCTAGTTTTGTCACCTAACAATCTATTTACAAAATTTACTGAATCTATCGAGAATTCTACTGTAGGTTTGCATTTAGATTCTAAAATGTGTTTTCCTTTTTATTAATTCATTAGCATCTACAAAGCTGTCATCTGAATATGTATCATAATAAATATAATCTTTTAATTCACTTAATAAATTTTCATTGAATAATAAATTACCTGCGTCATCTTCTGAAGTTTCTCTTCTACATAATTTGTTTAATCTATTAATTTTAATATCTAATTCTTTTAATTCTCTTTCTATTTTATATATTTGACTTGAAACAGATTGTAATTCTAAATTAGATACATCTAATTCACTTTTTATATCATCTAATAAATAATATTCTTCTTCAGTTTCCATATCTGTATAACCGTCTATTATATTTTGTAATTGATTACATTTAGTCATAAGTATATTCTCTGAAGAATCCAATGTAGACAATTCTGAATTTTTTTGTGCTTTTAAACTTACATATTCTTTCCATTTTTCCATTCTTTTAGGTGTTAATACTTCAAATAGTTTTAAAGCTCTAATTAATTCTTTGCTCATATCTTCGTTTTCTATAAAGTATGAATAATTTTCAATATAATTTAATCCTGTTGGGTTTGCCTCCTCTACTATACATTCTTCTTCATTACCTTCAAGAATTAATCTAGTTACAATATCGGAAGAATTAAAAGTTTTTTCCAATGACTTTAAGTAATTATCTTTATTTAAAACTAATTTTAAATCATTTCCAAATCCGTCAATATCATATAGGTTTATTAATTTATTTTTTCTATCAAATATAGGAACACAACAAAATTGTTCTGCAATGGTTTCAGTTATAAATGAATAAAAAGAAGTATTTGTTTCTTCTTGCATACGAAGTTTAGGTTCTCCATTATCCATATATCTAACTGAATCATCTATATTACCCAATCTCCAACCTGTTTGTTGATATAAATATTCATCAAAAGAATAAGTATATGTCTCTTCATCTTTATCTTTTAACATAAGTCCACAATCTGATAAAGCTATTGTGTTTTTTTCTAATTTTTTTTCTAATCCATAAGCAGTAATTTCTTTTGTATGATTTGATTGATTTTCATTTATTTCTTTAATTACAAAATACTCGCCATCAACGCATATTAATCTTTCTGCTATAACTTCATCATATACATAATAATTTACCATCTTCTTTGAGAAATTGTCTCTATATCTCAAAGGTATTGTAAAAGTTATCGTATCTACCTCGTCGATATTTCTACTTTCTTCTGTTAAATAAAATATAGGTATTTCTGCAATAACGTCTCCATTTAATTTTGTTAATACAATCTCTTGTATTGGTTTTAATTCCTTAATAATTACATCATTCATATCCATCACCTATATTACTTCTGGGAAACTACAGTGAACAATTATATTACATTCTCCTTCAACGATTAATTGATTATCTCCTTGTTTTAAAGTAATCCATTTTCTATTACAATCTGATATAGGATAATATCGTTTATTGGATTTAACTAAACACATTTTATTATCTATTTTAATAGTTTCCTCTTCAAGTAAATTATTTATTACAAAATCGTTTACTTTTACCTTTTGATTTCTTTTACAATTACTTTCAATTACAATTATAGGTTCATAATTTAAATCTCCACTATTATGTATATCTATTAATTCTTTACCTTTTACTTCTTTTTCTATAATTACTTTTTTATATGCATATTGACTTAAAGGTTTAAATGTAACTTCTATACAACCTTTAGGTTCACCGTATGTAAATTTTTTTTGTATTTTCGTACATTTTAAATAATACACATAATCTAAATTGTCATAAGAAATAAATTCTTCAAAGTCATCACTTATTAACCATTTTTTAATTTCTCTAAAATTTTCACCAGTCCATATTAAAGGCGTTCCGTCTTTTTCTAAATATAATTGTAATGTTATATCTTCGGGTTCTTCTTCTTTTTCATTATATAAATCTAAATTATCTTCTTTTTCTAATGTTTTATTATATGGAACTCCAAAATCATTTAGAACATCATTATCAGTGGTTAATATACTTAAAAATTTATCTTTAGATTGTTTTCCTTTCCAAATAAAATATTGACTTTTAAACAATTACATCACCCTCCTTATAAAAGAGGGCTAATATATTAACCCTCTATAATGATTTATTAACAATATCTTTTAAAGTTTTATTAATCATTTCTTGCATGTCGTCAAGGACATTTTCATCAACACTTCCTTCAACATTAATATTGATATCACCCACATTTAATGTTTTAGAAGTTGTATCTTTATTCATACCTTCTTTATAATTTACATTTCCTAATTGTTTGAATCCAAGTTCTTTAAATATATCTTTATAGTCTTTTAAATAATCCAAAGCTACTTCAAGATTATCACACAATTCTGTTTTAATTGAATCACCTAATATTCCTACTGCGTCTCCACTTGTTTCTGCAAAGTCAATCAATTTATCTTGTAAATTGGTAATATTACCATTTAAATCAGTAAAAGTATTAGTCATCATCGCATCTTTAACCATTTGTGCTATCTTTTGTTGAGTATAAGTGTCATCTATATTTTGCGTCATGTCTTCTTTCTTTTTATCTAAAGCGTCTAATTGTGATTGGAACATATTGTCTATATCTTCATCAACTTTATTTTGAACTGTTTCATCTAATTTATCTTGAGCTTCTTTTAAATCGTCTAATAATTCTTTCAACTTAGATTTACCACTCATAGAATTATCTTTTTTTGCTAATTCTATTTTTTTATTAATAGAATCAATTTCATCTTGTTGTTCTTTTAAATTTTTTGCATAATCATCTTCATCACGTTGTTTTTTATAATCATCTCTTCTTTTTTCTATTAATTCTTTTTCTTTGTCGTATTGTTTTTCTATAGCGTCTTTACGTTTATCTATTTCATCTTTTATTACATCTGTGATTTTATCTTCTATGTCTTTTACTTTATTAAGTTTATCTTTTTGTAAATCTACTATGTTTTTTTGTAAATCAGCATAATTTTTTTCTGCGTCGGCTAAATCGTCATTTATTAAAGAAGTATATTCTTCTAATAAATCATTAACTTTTTCCAAATCTTCACTGTTTTGAAAACTGTTTAATACTTCGTCTATATTACTTACATTTCCTTCTACATCAAATGTGAAACCATATTTAGATAAACTTTCTTGATATGTAGGAATCTTATTTTTCATATTAGTCATTAAATCCATTTGTTTAGATAGTTGTTCATTCATAAGTTTTAATTTTTCTTCTGTCAATTTAATTGTATCTACTCCATTTGAATTTTCTAGTTTAACATCTATTATATCAATTTTATTTCCTAGTATATCGAATTGATTTTTTAATTTAGTTATGGTGTTGCTAAATTTATACAATTTATCTTCTCTAGTTAGTTTTTCAATTTCGTCATTATTTTCTTTAATTGTATTTTTCATTTCTTGCCATTGTTCTTCACAACTAAATATATCACTTTGTTGTATATCATAATATTTATTAGCTAAGTTTGTAAGTTTATCCAATTCTTCTTTATATTTACTAGCTTTATCACTTGCTGTATTATTTGAAGAACCACTAGAAGAGCTACTTTTAGAAGATTTATCGGCTACATCTTGAAGTCGTTTATATTCTTTTTGCATAGCTAATAATTTTTCTTCATAGTTAGTCATGTTTCCATCTTCATTAAATTGGAATCCTTCTTTTTGAAGTTTTTGTTGAAGTGTTTCTCTTTCAGAAATTAAATCGTCATAATATTCCTTTTGAAGTTTCGCTTGTTCTTCTAGTAATTTATTTTTTTGTTTAAGATATTTAATTTTTTCAGTCCCTACTGCTTTTTCCATTTGTTTATCTAATAATGAAGTTTTCTTAGTTACTGTTTCAATTCTATATTGCAACTCTTTAAATAATTCAACGGAGTACTCAATCATATCTAATACATTTTGATATTCAAGGCTTATAGGGGTTAAAGCTGTTTCTATATCACCTATACTATTAAAATCTCTCGTAGCATATGTACTTATTCCACCAGAACCATCTGAAGTAGGAGTTGCTGTGTTTGCATCATTTGCAGTTACTACAGGTTGTGAAGTTACCATTGGTGTAGCACTTAACTGCTCTACAGAATAAGGATTATCTTCTATATTAGAAAATTCACCTATAGAATCTCCCCACATTACTGATTTTCCCTTTCCACTATGAGGAACTTTTGATTTACCTTTTTCTGTATAGGTTAAAGTAGCCATTATTGATATACTTCGTGGTATTTCTTTTATTTGTTGTTTCAAACTAGCTAATTTACTTGCTACATCGGCACTATTACTAATTATTTTAATATATTTCTCTGGAATTTTTAATCCTTGCAATGCATAAAGTTGCTGTAATGCTTGAAAAGCCATTACGGTAACATCTACAACTTTATTTTTTAATTGTATAGCATCTACAGTTCCAAGTTCATCTAATGCGTTAGATAATGCTACTCCAACTTCAATTTGTTTTTCTGCTGGTAGTTGCCCTATTAAGTCCATTACGGTTGCTATGTCACCTTGAGCTAAAGCTTTATCTATTTTTACTTTTATGTCTTTTTCATCTTTTTCATTTAATAGACTATCTATTTCAGCTTTAGCAGTTTTTATTGTATCTTCACCTAAAACATTTATATGACAACTTGTTACTGCTTCTGGATGGTTAAATACCCATTGAATCATGTCTTCATAAGATTCTAATTTAGATAAATCTTCAATGTTATTTTTAAAGAATGTTTCAATGTCTTTATCTTTACCTCTTAAATTATCCATTAATTTGGCATAATTTTCAACTTGGTCAGTATTTTCTATATTCGCTCTTAAAGTTTTTACTATTTCATCTTTTCCGTCAAATTGTTTAAAACTCGCAAAAGCGTCATCTATTTTCTTTTTATCGTCATCAGATACAGCATATTCTCCTGTAACAAATAATTTACCTACGTCTATTTTACCTTTTCCAAATTGTTTATCTACAAGATTTTGAACGTCTTGAATTAAATTATTTCTAGTTTCTTCATCATCTTCTACATAAATTTGAGATAATTTAGCTGTTAACTCCATATCGTCTAAAGAAAATTCACCGTCATCCATTAATTTATTAACTAAATCTTTTACTTTATCGGGCAAACTACTATCTTCTAAAGTGGCTTTAACTTCTTTGATGTTATAAACCATTTTTCCGTCTTTTTCTACTGTATCAAGACCACCTAAATCTTCGAGAAAATTATTGTAAGCATCCCATGTTGCCATTAAATCTTTAGTTTCTTTATCAGTCATGTTTATGTTTTTACCAAAAGAACGTAAATAAGCATCCATAGCATTTTGAGCCATTTTAGCACTTTCTGGTAATTCCACCATACTTCTAGCTACGTCTTCATTTACTCCCCATAATTTAGCTAAAGAAGGGATTAATTTTTCAATTCCTTGTTCATAAGCAGTAATGTCACTTGTGTCCGCATATGCTTGTTGTAAATCATACAATTTTCTTATTGATTTATCTATTGTTCCAGAATCAAACATTTTTTTCATATTTGATTCAAATAAACTTTGTTGTCCACTTGTTAATTGAGAAAAATCTAATGCGTTTACAACTTCTATCATTTCAGATTGAACATCACTTTTTAACCTACTAAAACCATCGCCCACCTCTAAGGAATTTACTATACCTTTATTTATTTTTTGAGATTCCGCACTTATTTTTGCCTCGGCATCTACAACCGCTTCTTTAGCGTTAGCATAGGCATCACTTAATTTAGCAAGTCTTTCTGAATAATCTTCTAGCCATGCTGAATCACCTGTTTGAGTAAATGTATTGTTAAGTTCACTTTTCTTTTTTCTGATGTTTTCTATTTGTCTATTATATTCCTTAATTGCTTGTTTATTGAAAGCCCCATCTTTACCAGCAAATCCTTGTCCTTCATTCATTTTGTCTGTAGCATTTCTTTGTTGGTCTTTATATTCTTGATTCAGAGCCTCTTGTTGTTTCTTGATTAATTTATCATATTTTGCAATTAATTTATCAATATCTCCACCCATCGATAAAATCGGGTTATTATCTTTATCATACAATATCTTCAATTAGGTTCGCTACTTCCTAATCAGTTCTCTTATGAACTTCTCTATGTTTCCATAGACGTTGAGACTATATCTTTACCTTTATTAAAGGCACATACCACTTCCACTCGCTTGAGTGTACTCTCTTTCGAGATAGTCGTTGAAGTTTAATTATTTTATTAATTATTTTTATTTATTTCTTTTTCTAATATTTCTTCTATATTATCAAATTCCCAAT